CCCTGGTTGTTCTCGGCACCTCGGCCTCGGCCGGTTTCACCAATGTACGTGACCGTCATTACATCAACCCTTCCGCGAGTTCACCTGTGAAGCCGGGCCGAACTGGTTCAGCTGCCTTGCCGGTGTTCTCTGCGATCTTCTCGAGGAGTTTGGTGTGTTTGTCGTTCCGTGCCTTCATGATGATCTCATAGGCCTTCGCGGTGCCCTGCAGGCCCATCTGTGCAGTGGCTGCGGGTCTAACTGATCCTGTATCCAGCCCCTTACCTGGGGCTGGGGTTCGGTTGTCACCCCGGTTCGCGGAGGTCTTGGTCGGATCCCACTGAGGCTTAGGCTCAATCTTACCACCCTGCATTGCCTGCAGTTCCTGCAACGCGGCGTCGACCCGGTCGCCCAGCGAAGCCCGCTTGTCAAGATTGTCCAGGGACGCCCGTACTTTGCTGGCAACCATGTCTGTTACAAAAGAGGACTTGTTTACGAATTTCGGAAGCTCCCGAGTCACGATCCCATCCAACTCATTTTTGAAAGGCTCGAAAACCAGTTCGAATCCGCCACCCCTTCCGAGGTTCTTTATGTATTTCCAGACAGATTCGAATACTTTCTTTACGTTCCGTCCGAGGATATTAAAGTTCTCGATGGTGTTAGCCAGAACCGTGCCGAATGCGTCCCCTAAGTTCTGGGATGTAATGACTGCTACGTCTTTGATCCACATGAATGTATTGTAGCAGGTATCACCGAAGAAGGTGATCGCCATAATTACAACGCCGGTCGCAACAGTAGCCGCGTCGTAGAAGTTATCCATGACCCACTGCCAGGTTACACCGATCACGAGGAACGCGGCAGAGATCCACTTCTGGAGCTTGAAGATCCAGTCAACAACCTTCGGAAGGTACTCCGCCGTGCTGTCAAGAACCCACTTAATCGATTCAGACCACCGGTCCATGATCGTAACTTTGAGTTCAGTCCATACGGCCATCAAATGCCGCAGCGAGCCGCCTACACCAGACTCCATCTCGGTGGCTTGATTTTTGGCGGTATCAGTACTATCTGTGATTGCCGCTTTAAGTTCAGCGTATTGACCTGACATCCCTGCAAGGGTATTGGCACTTGTGATTCGAAGGAGACCGAAAGCTTCATTGAACTTAGCCATCCGCTCAGGGCCTGTCATACCCTCAGTAGCTTTGTTCATAATTTCGAGAGCCTGTGTGATCCCAACGAAATTCCCGTTGATGTCGGTGAAAGATTGCCCAAAGACAGCACTAAGTTCCTGTGACTTAGCCCCCATTTCAATGAATAAACCACGGATAGCAGTTCCCGCAGCGGATCCTTCAATGCCAACATTGCCGAGGACAGCCGCCATGGCTAACGTCTCATCGACAGTGATGCCAAGCTCTTTACCAACATTTGTGATGTAGCCGAAGGCTTCCCCCAAATCCGTCACTGATGTCTGGGATTTGTTGGCAGCTACTGTGAGCTTATCCGCAATACCTACGGCATCCTCTGCACTTAATGCAAAAGAGTTGATGATCTGCCCTACAACTTCCCCAGAAACTGCTGCGTCAGTTCCGGTGGCCTTGGTAAGGTTGACAACAGCCTCTGCAACGCTGTTGATTTCCTCGGGGTTGAAGTTTGCTTTTCCCAGGTCTTCCATGATTTTCAGAATGGAGATCTGGTCAACGCCGGATGCTTTAGCCAGCTCATGAGTCCGGGCTGCAAGAAGTTCAATCTCGCTATCGGTAGCCTCAGTGGCTGCTTTAACTCTTAAAAGCCCGTCTTCAAACTCAGTGAACTGCTGCACTTCGTTGGCGATGCCGTATCCAATTGCCCCTAAGGCAATACCAGACCCCAGCGAATTCATGCTGCGTGAGAACCCACCAAGGATTCGCTCGGCCTGGCCCATGCCACGGGCGAAGCCTGCGACATTGGCGTTGAGTGCTACGACGAGGGAGCCGAAGTTTGCCATGGAACTGCCTTCAGAATCTTTGCTGCGTCCGATCCGCTGATCTCCTGGTCATCATCCCAGGGCATGCAGATCTTCCTGAGTTCGTCGCGGTCGCTGTCGACTCCGAAATAGCAGGCCAGCATGAATGCGATTAGCCCGAGCATTCGGTCGCCGTGGTTCAGTGGGTGAACCCTGTCGTAGACTTGCCACTGCTCGAACTCCTGACTGGTCATGGAGTCGAGCAGGGCATCCACGTCTTTCATACCGAACGCGAGAGACAGCTGATGGGCTAGTTGGCGTCTGCCGTCTCTCCGGAGTTTCCCGCGAGGCTCTCAACGTCCTGGTTGGTCATACCACACAGTCGTTGCGCCACGGAAACCAATCGCTCCACCACCGCAGCCGGAAGTTCACCGATGGCCGGGATATCGGCTTCGGTGAACAGCAGGTTCTTCGATTCGTCGCACACAGTAGCCACGACGATTCGCTCACGAACCTCAGCCAGGCGGACCTTGTTCGGCTTGCCACTCGGAGTCTGGAATTGCTTCTCAAACGCCGAGCGTTCTTTTGCGGTCATGCCTTTGACAAAGACAGACCCGCTCATCTCCGGGAGATCGACCTTCTCAACCGGGACTGCTGCTTTCATTGCAAGGAAGGCTTCACGATTCAACATCTTCGGCCTCCTGTTCTGCAATGTACTCTTCAATGAATTCGGCCTGCTCCGCGATGATCCGATCATGGACCTCACGCTGCAGTCCTCGTGCTTCAACTGGAGTCTTCTCAACTCGAGCTTTGCACTCATCGTCCTCTGCCGTAGCAAATCCACCAAACACAAGCTTCCACGCATCCGGGTGGTCGATCACGGTGCCAGCGACTACAAATCGCTTTCCGTTCTCGACCACCACGATTGCAGGATCTGCATCAGGGGCTGCGGAGAGGGTAACCAGAAGTCGGGCTTTCATGGTTCCACCTCAATTATGTCGCGTATGCCGGGAGACCTGTCACCTTCAACGTAGAAGAGAACTTCAGGCCATCAGCCATTGCAACTGTGAATTCGAACGATACGCCTGCGGTCGTGAAGTCCCAATCGGTGGGAGCAGAGTCCGCGAAGACGATCTGCCAGTCACAATTCGCAGGGGCCAGGATCAGGTCAGTGATTGCCTGATGGCCTGCCAGGGCTGGGTCGAAGAACCCGCTGATCTGGAACTCGCCACCTTCAGCATAACCTGTCTGAGAGTAGGCCTTGCCTACGCTGCCGTCGAGGGTGGTTGCGTCGAACGTCTCGACTTCACCCCCGGAGTAAGAAATGTCTGTCAGCTGGGCAACGGCCGTGAGAACACTCGCGATGCTCTGCTTCAGGATCGTGCCCTTGGATTTCACCTTTGCCATATCAACGTCCTCTTCGGTTGAGATTTTGAATCATTAGACGACCACGAGCCAACATCGCAGATCTGAAACCGCCAGCAGATGCAGACCAGACCCGGTTCATGAAGTCAGGCTGCATAACCGGCATTCGTCCTCGATAGGCTCCTGTTTTGGTGTATCGTGGGCCGGTGCCTAAAACTGGCCAGTGCCAGTTCTGGCCGGAGATACCCACACCACTTCCTCGAGGACGATTACCAACTCGACGGCGATGTTCGGCTGACTGTTTAGCCTTATCCATCCGAACCGCAGAGCCGATCTTAATTCGAACCGGGTATCGTCCTTTGCCTCGCATCTGCTTGATGTGAATGTGAGGCCGGACGTGCCGGAATTTCATCGGGACAGATCGTCGTGCATTGTTCCTCACAACTCTGGCTCCAGCCATCATCGATGAGGCCATGATGCGTCTTGCCTGTGAGACCCTCAGGTGCTTCAACTGCCGGAGCAGTTTCTTAACACCTAAGACTCGCAGGTTGATCGTCATGGAAGCAACTCGTTGCCCGATAAGTCAAACCCGGTCGGCTGCGAGACTTCATAGGCCCCGTCCTTCCGAGTGTGTATCACAAATTGAGACTTAGCATTATCTGACCAGTCCCACTCGGTCTCACCTAACATCCGGCACTCGACACTGAACGTGTAAGTTACACCATCGAGTTTGCGGATGATGAGATCACCCCGCTGGGGGTTACCCAGCGAGGCGATATCTTCAACAGCGATATACCAGTCCTGAGTCTCGATCACCTGTTCTTCGCCGCCAACGTCAATCGTCTGCTTATCCGTTCTGCCCTGCAGAGCGTGCTTGATCTTGATGTTGGTGCTATTTCGACGGTAAGTAACCGGCACACCCTGGGTCTGCCGGGTTACCTTAAGTCCCGTCTTAATAGCTCGCTCGAACGGTGAGAGGCTCATTATGTTTCAACCGCTTCGGTGTCAACCAGTGCGTCGGTAACGACGATAGGAACATTGAACGCTGAATCCGGGAACGGAGCAGGGGCCCCGGTGGGATTCGTTGCAGTTCGGCTCTGCTGCAGATCCTTGCGTCGTGTTCGGTTCATCACGAACAGCTGAGGCCCCATGTTCGCAGGGAACAGTGAGATCAGTTCTGCGAGCAGATCATCAGTCAGAGGCTTCGTGTCGGCCGCTGCGTTGATGTTCGCGATTCGACCGACTGAGTACTTACCACCCATCTGGAAGCCGATGTACATCGACGCAGGGGTGTAGTACACAGGGTAGTTCGCCTCGTTGCTCTCAGTCACGATGGTCTCGCCAAGTTGGATACCCATCGTCGACGGAGTTACCAGACGGCAGTCATCGAAACCTACTCGAACACCGTAGCAGCTTGACTGCACGTTGGCAGTTGAGCCACCAGCGGAGATGCACATGTCGTCAGCCAGTGCATCGAGATAGGTGCTGGTGAGGAACCCGCTGAAACCAGCCGCGTCGCCTGGGGAAGTTGTGCCGTACAGACACTGCTGCTCGATCTTGAAGAGGGCAGCCGCCAGATGGCGGATACCTTCTCGCATGATCAGATCCTCTGGGCCTTTTCGCCAGCTGTTGGCGACTGCGTAGTCGACCTTCCAGCTGAAGTCCAGGATCTTGCAGTCAACCGTCACGACGGAGTCAACAGAGCTGTCGTAATCACGACCAGCATTCGCAGAGCGGAATCCCACGACCGGAGCCCCGGTGTACTTGTTGTACTTGTGGGT